CATCTGCGAAAACTGCAAATACCTTCCAACGAAACGCTCCAGAAATAAACGCAAGCTAATCCCAAAAGAATCTGACGTAAAAACCTTTAATTACACGGCTCACCTGTGGGATATCCGGTGGCTAAGACATCGTGCGAGGAAATGACAATGCTTTTAATTCAACCTGGATTTGGACTTAGCATCAAAAAAGGCCACATGTTTGGCGAGAAAGAGTCACAACGAAAAATGGTGTCTATCCAGTTGCCATTTATCAGTATTTGTTGGCTAAACAGGGAGGCAACAAATTATTGGTATACATGCGCCAGAGCAGCATTTAACGACCCTGACTGGTTTGTGAAAAACCACCACGCAGTTCGTCAGGCAAAGAGAAAGGCCAACATGACATACATGAAGGCGTATCAAAAAGCATGGAAAGAACACCGCGATCGATACCAGCAAGACATGGAAAAGCTTGAATCAGAAAACATGGAATTAAGACGAAAGCTTGGTGAAGCAAAACGAGACATTGATGCTTACAAGCGACTTTTTAATGGTGAAAGCCATGCTTAGCCCATCCCAATCCCTTCAATACCAGAAAGAAAGCGTCGAGCGGGCTTTAACGTGCGCTAACTGCGGTCAGAAGCTGCATGTGCTGGAAGTTCACGTGTGCTCCGATTGCTGCGCAGAACTGATGAGCGATCCGAATAGCTCAATGTACGAGGAAGAAGACGATGAGTGATTTCTCTGAGCTTATTTCCTTCAAAAAAGACAGAGAAGAAATGCGGACTGAATCTGTCTATTACGTTCAACACCGGAATAAACGCTCGGTGCTTGATCAGGAGCTGGTTATTACCGGAGACCTGGCATTCAGAACATATAAGGCCAGCATGGAAATGAAGGATTTCCCTAAATGTGGTTCTGAAAGAGAAGCCGCGTTAAAGCTGGCTGAGTGGATGCAGAGAATGGCTGCTGCAATTGAGAATTACTGGAGTGAACCATAATGGCTAACCTACGCAAAGAAGCACGCGGCAGAGAATGCCAGGTACGTATTTACGGCGTATGCAATGGCAATCCTGAAACTACAGTTCTGGCACATTACCGGATGGCTGGAATTTGCGGAACGGGAATGAAACCTGACGACCTGATCGGTGCATGGGCTTGTAGCGCGTGTCACGATGAAATCGACCGACGCACCCATAATCTCGACAACAAAGACGCCAGACTTTACCACCTCGAAGGCGTGATCAGGACGCAGGCGATACTGCTGAAGGAGGGGAAGATTAAGTCATGAACGAATATCAGTTTGTGCTTCCATACCCGCCGTCGGTGAACACCTACTGGCGAAGACGGGGAAGCCAATACTACATCAGCGATAAAGGCCAGAAATACCGAAAAGACGTTCAGCAAATCATCCGCCAACTCAAGTTAGACATTTTCACCAAATCACGACTCCGCATAAAAGTCATCGCAGACGTTCCAGACTCCCGCCGCCGCGACCTCGATAACATCCTGAAAGGTTTACTCGACTCCCTTATCCATGCCGGATTTGCGGAAGACGACGAGCAATTCGATGACATTCGCGTAATTCGTGGTGTGAAAGTACCAGGCGGACGGCTTGGAATAAAAATCACCGAACTGGAGAACGTATGAACGCCACAATTCAAACGATACCAGAGCTTCTTATCAAGACACGAGGCAATCAGACCGAAGTGGCGAGGATGCTTTCCTGCGCAAGAGGAACGGTGCTCAAGTACAACCGAGACAGCAAAGGCGAGCGTCACGTAATAGTTAACGGCGTCCTGATGGTCACGCCAGGCAAAAAGGGAAGACGATGAGCATAAGAGAGCTAAATCTCACCAAAGAACAGCACGAGTGGCTGAATGGCTGGCTTGAACTGTGGGGCGCATGGGTTTATTCAGGTCGTCTGGAAAAGCGCATGAGCAGCGTAATAGCGAAGTTCATGGAGAGCGTAGAGCCGGGAAGAGTTATGACAAGGCCAATGTGCAATGATGATGATGGAATGTTGATTTCTCAGGTCGTCGATTCCGTCATGTACATTGACAAAAAAGCCTTTGGCATCCTCCTCAGCTACTACGCTCATGGTTCATCTAAGCGAGCAATTGCATCCTACTATCACGCGACTGCAAAGCCACGCAAGATGTGTGGACGTGGTGGCGAGGGATGGAGAAAACCTTCACTGGCAACCTGTAGAAACGAAATTGACGACATCCTGAAAGCGTCATTATTTGTTTTATACCAGCCGATGCAAAATGCTTTCAAAATGCGTAAACGTGTTGAGAAAGTTAAGCATGTTGCTGTTAAAAGCCTTGACATGCAATTAGCCATTTAGCCATAATTAGAAGGTAAGTTGCCGTTAGTGACTCTTAAGTTGCAACGGTGGCTTTTTTATTTGGGTCAGTCGTATAAAGGTCATTACGGAAGGCTGTTAACCTTCTTATCGTGGTTCGAGTCCACGCTGTCCCGCCAAACATGCTGGTTTAGCTCCAATGGTAGAGCAGTCGCCTTGTAAGCGAATGGGTAGCGGTTCAAGTCCGTTAACCAGCACCATAACTGAGCCGTAGCCACTGGCCATCCTGAATTCATCAGTGATAGTTACGCTGCGGCCTTCTACACATGACCTTCGTGAAAGCGGGTGGCAGGAGGTTGCGCTAACAACCTCACGCCGTTTTGCCCGTGCATATCGGTCACGAACAAATCTGATTACTAAACACAGTAGCCTGGATTTGTTCTATCAGTAATCGACCTTATTCCTAATTAAATAGAGCAAATCCCCTTATTGGGGGGTAAGACATGAAGATGCCAGAAAAACATGACCTGTTAGCCGCCATTCTCGCGGCAAAGGAACAAGGCATCGGGGCAATCCTTGCGTTTGCAATGGCGTACCTTCGCGGCAGGTATAATGGCGGTGCGTTTACAAAAACAGTAATCGACGCAACGATGTGCGCCATTATCGCCTGGTTCATTCGTGACCTTCTCGACTTCGCCGGACTAAGTAGCAATCTCGCTTATATAACGAGCGTGTTCATCGGCTACATCGGTACTGACTCGATTGGTTCGCTTATCAAACGCTTCGCTGCTAAAAAAGCCGGAGTAGAAGATGGTGGAAATCAATAATCAACGTAAGGCGTTCCTCGATATGCTGGCGTGGTCAGAGGGAACTGATAACGGACGGCAGAAAACCAGAAATCATGGTTATGACGTCATTGTAGGGGGAGAGCTATTCACTGATTACTCCGATCACCCTCGCAAACTTGTCACGCTAAACCCCAAACTCAAATCAACAGCAGCCGGACGTTACCAGATTCTTTCCCGTTGGTGGGATGCCTACCGCAAGCAACTTGGCCTGAAAGACTTCTCTCCGAAAAGCCAGGACGCTGTGGCACTGCAACAGATTAAAGAGCGTGGCGCTTTACTGATGATTGATCGCGGTGATATTCGTCAGGCTATCGACCGTTGCAGCAATATCTGGGCTTCACTGCCTGGCGCTGGTTATGGTCAGTTCGAGCATAAGGCTGACAGCCTGATTGCAAAATTCAAAGAGGCTGGCGGAACGGTCAGAGAGATTGATGTATGAGCAGAGTCACCGCGATTATCTCCGCTCTGGTTATCTGCATCATCGTCTGCCTGTCATGGGCGGTTAATCATTACCGTGATAACGCCATGACCTACAAAGAGCAGCGAGATAAAAAAATCAGTGAGCTGAAGCAGGCGACCGCCACCATTACTGACATGCAGCAGCGCCAGCGTTCTGCTGATGCACTCGATGCTAAATACACGAAGGAGTTAGCTGATGCGAAAGCTGAAAATGATGCTCTTCGGCGCAAGCTTGATAATGGTGGTCGGGTGTTCGTCAAAGGAAAATGCCATATGCCATCCTCAGCCGAAACCTCCAGCGCCTCCGGCATGGGCAATGATGCCACCGTCGAACTCTCTCCAGTTGCTGGACGAAACGTTCTCGGTATCCGGGACGGAATCATCAGCGACCAAACAGCACTGAGAACGCTTCAGGAATACATCAGGACGCAATGCCTTCGATGATAGCGATAATTTTACTCATCATCCTTCACATCTGGCTCTGTAGACAGGGTGGTGATCACTTCTGGAGTGAATCCAGATTAAACATCTCATTGCTGATGCTTGATATTGAGCATCTTGCGCGCGGTAAGGGGCTGCGTTGAGATAAGAGCCAGTCATCACAAACACCAGGATTTAGCCTCGCATTCGCGGGGCTTTTTATTGCAACAAAGGTAAAGACGATGGATGAAGAATATCGTAAAGACCTGCAACTGTGGTTTGGTCTTACGCATGCGCCGTTCTGCGTGATGCCGCGAGTATTCATGGAGGCTATGCCGCCAGAATGGCAAGAGAAGATGGCTCAGTTGCTTTTTGAGTATAGCGACACAATAAAAACGGATGTCTGCGGAGTTCACAGCTGTTTTGTTACTGCCAAAGACGGCAACAACCGCTTTATGAGGATGCCAGAAGATATTCTGAACTATCGTCATCCCCGACGTGAATTCATCGAATCATTTCTGAAGAAGTAGCCATGACAAAGCCCATCTACGGGTGGGCTTGATAATGAAACCGGAATTTATTCTTGGCAACCAGTTACGGCAGTACCACGAAGCAACCCAAGCCAGTAAGTGGGGAAATAACACTGGCAGCCACTGAAAGATGAACCTCCTGCCTTATGGCAAAAAAGATTCTTTGTGGTGGCGGACTGATGGAAAGACATCCTAATCAAGCAACCACTCCACAGGGTCATAATTATGAACGACCAGCAAATCGAAAAAGAAATCGTTGAGAAAGGCAAAACCGCTCCGCGAGTTACGCCTCAATATATCGAAAGCATCATTCTTGAAGAGCATTTCTTTACTGCTTATGACGGCATTCGTGCCGCCAATATGGGCGTTGGCGATTCATGGACAGCGCATAAATCTACAGACCTCCTGACTTTCTGCGTACTGGTGCTGAAGAATGGCTTCACCGTCACCGGAGAGAGTGCCTGTGCAAGCCCGGAAAACTTTGATGCAGAAATTGGTCGGAAGATTGCCCGGCAGAATGCTGTAAACAAAATCTGGATGCTCGAAGGTTACTTGCTGAAGCAGAAGCTAAGCGAACAGTAGTTATTACAAAAGCCATTCCCTACAGAGTGGCTTTGATAATGGCTTATACCCTACACGGGATAACTTAACTGATATCCCTTTTAACGGATAAACGGAGCCAATAATGGCAGAGATTATTCCCATGACTGAAGAACAGAAATTCCAGTTAGAGATTTACAAACTGGTCATGAACCAGAACGCAGCCGCAGAAGAAGCATTTCAATTCATTGGCACTGACGAGCTGAAGCTTGAGCTATTCAAGATTCACTTCCAGTCAGGTGGCGCTAATTCAGATATCACGACCCGCACTATCGAAGCGGTGCGTAAATCGAAGGAAGCGTTAGACCTGTTCACCACCGGAGCATAAACATGGCGCGCCCAACAAAGTATCAAGAGGCGTACGCCGAACAGGCACGCAAACTGTGCTTGCTGGGCTACACCGATGCAGAGCTTGCTGATTTCTTCGAAGTCAGTGAGTCAACTATTAACAAGTGGAAGCTTGATTATCCTGAGTTTTCGGAGTCCATAAAAAAGGGTAAGGCCGTTGCTGATGCAGAAGTTAGTGATCGTCTTTATCAACGCGCTATGGGCTTCGTGGCTCCAGACATCGATATTCGTGTTATTGAAAACAGAATTGTCGAAACTCCGCTTGAGAAGTATTACCCGCCTGATACAACCGCCGCCATCTTCTGGCTTAAGAACCGACAGAAGGATAAATGGCGCGACAAGGTTGATCACGAGCTAACAGGCAAAGACGGCGGCGCAATTCAGATTGAAACATCACCGATGAGCACTCTATTCGGAAAATGACCTCGATTAATCCTATCTTTGAACCGTTCATTGAGGCGCATCGCTATAAAGTCGCCAAAGGCGGTCGAGGTAGCGGTAAGTCATGGGCAATCGCGAGGCTGCTTGTTGAGGCGGCGCGTCGGCAGCCGGTGCGAATCCTCTGTGCTCGTGAACTGCAAAACAGTATCAGCGATTCGGTAATCCGGTTGCTTGAAGACACCATAGAGCGGGAAGGGTATTCGTCTGAGTTTGAAATTCAGCGTTCCATGATTCGTCATCTCGGAACGAATGCTGAGTTCATGTTCTACGGCATCAAAAACAACCCGACGAAGATTAAATCGCTCGAAGGCATTGATATCTGCTGGGTGGAAGAAGCGGAAGCGGTAACGAAGGAATCATGGGATATCCTGATACCAACCATCCGCAAGCCGTTTTCCGAAATATGGGTGAGCTTCAACCCTAAGAACATCCTCGACGATACCTATCAGCGATTCGTTGTAAATCCTCCCGATGATATTTGTCTGCTGACGGTGAACTACACCGACAATCCGCACTTTCCTGAAGTTCTCCGTCTGGAGATGGAAGAGTGTAAACGCAGAAATCCGACACTGTATCGTCACATCTGGCTTGGTGAGCCAGTAAGCGCAAGTGATATGGCAATCATCAAACGTGAATGGCTTGAAGCCGCAACCGATGCGCACAAGAAACTCGGATGGAAAGCGAAAGGCGCTGTTGTCTCTGCGCATGATCCATCAGATACAGGGCCAGATGCTAAAGGTTATGCATCGCGTCACGGTTCGGTAGTTAAGCGCATTGCCGAAGGTCTGCTGATGGACATCAACGAGGGGGCTGACTGGGCTACTTCGCTGGCGATTGAAGACGGTGCTGACCACTACTTGTGGGATGGTGATGGTGTCGGTGCAGGGCTACGCAGACAGACAACGGAAGCGTTCTCCGGTAAGAAAATCACCGCCACGATGTTCAAGGGCAGCGAATCGCCATTTGATGAAGATGCACCATATCAGGCTGGAGCATGGGCTGATGAAGTCGTGCAGGGCGACAACGTTCGCACTATTGGCGATGTGTTCCGCAATAAGCGAGCGCAATTCTATTACGCGCTGGCTGACAGGTTGTATCTGACATATCGGGCGGTTGTCCACGGTGAGTATGCAGACCCCGACGACATGCTGAGCTTCGACAAAGAAGCGATAGGCGAGAATATGCTGGAGAAGCTGTTTGCAGAACTGACGCAGATTCAGCGCAAATTCAATAACAACGGGAAGCTGGAGCTTATGACTAAGGTCGAAATGAAGCAGAAGCTCGGTATTCCATCTCCTAACCTGGCTGATGCGCTGATGATGTGTATGCATTGCCCGGCATTGGTCCGCGAAGAAACTGAAATATACGTTCCCTCATCCTCCGGTTGGTAAACATGGCAGAGACATTAGAGAAAAAACATGAGCGGATCATGCTCAGGTTTGACCGCGCCTATTCTCCACAGCAGGAAGTGCGCGAAAAGTGCATTGAAGCTACGAGGTTTGCTCGTGTCCCCGGAGGTCAATGGGAAGGAGCAACGGCGGCTGGAACTAAGCTTGATGAGCAGTTCGAGAAGTATCCTAAGTTTGAAATCAATAAGGTAGCAACTGAACTTAACCGCATCATTGCAGAATACCGCAATAACAGAATCACTGTTAAGTTTCGTCCTGGTGACAGAGAGGCAAGCGAAGAGTTAGCCAATAAATTAAATGGTCTGTTCCGTGCTGACTACGAAGAAACTGATGGCGGTGAGGCTTGCGATAATGCATTTGACGACGCTGCTACTGGTGGTTTCGGTTGCTTCCGTTTGACGTCGATGCTGGTCAATGAATACGACCCCATGGACGATCGTCAGCGTATTGCTATTGAACCAATATACGACCCGTCGCGCTCTGTGTGGTTTGACCCTGACGCTAAGAAGTACGACAAATCTGACGCGTTGTGGGCGTTCTGCATGTATTCGTTGTCACCTGAAAAATATGAGGCTGAATACGGAAAGAAACCTCCTGCTTCACTGGATGTAACGTCTATTACCAGTTGGGAATATGACTGGTTTGATGCAGATGTTATTTACATAGCGAAGTATTACGAAGTTCGTAAAGAGTCTGTTGACGTCATCAGTTATCGACATCCAATCACTGGAGAGATTGCAACATACGACAGTGATCAGGTCGAAGATATTGAAGATGAATTGGCAATAGCTGGATTTCAGGAAGTTGCAAGGCGCTCAGTGAAGCGACGTCGTGTGTATGTATCAGTAGTGGATGGTGATGGTTTCCTTGAGAAACCTAGACGTATCCCTGGTGAGCATATCCCCCTCATCCCGGTTTATGGAAAACGCTGGTTCATTGATGACATTGAGCGTGTCGAAGGGCACATTGCAAAAGCAATGGATCCACAGCGTTTGTACAACATTCAGGTTTCAATGCTGGCTGATACTGCAGCGCAAGACCCCGGTCAGATACCTATAGTTGGCATGGAGCAAATTCGTGGACTTGAGAAGCACTGGGAGGCTCGCAACAAGAAACGCCCAGCGTTCTTGCCGTTGCGCGAAGTGAGAGATAAATCTGGCAACATTATCGCTGGAGCTACCCCGGCAGGATATACACAGCCTGCGGTTATGAATCAGGCATTGGCTGCATTACTACAGCAAACCAGTGCAGATATTCAGGAGGTTACAGGCGGCAGTCAGGCCATGCAGCAGATGCCAAGTAATATTGCTCAGGAAACGGTTAACAACTTGATGAACAGAGCAGATATGGCTTCGTTTATCTATCTGGACAATATGGCGAAAAGTCTTAAACGCGCTGGTGAAATATGGCTGTCAATGGCGCGTGAAGTGTACGGTTCAGAGCGTGAAGTGCGCATCGTTAACGAAGATGGAAGTGATGATATCGCTGTCCTGAGCGCACAGGTTGTTGACAGGCAAACAGGGGCTGTTGTTGCGTTAAATGACCTTTCTGTCGGTCGATACGATGTGACGGTTGATGTTGGACCAAGCTACACATCACGACGTGATGCAACGGTTTCTGTACTGACAAATGTCCTTAGCTCTATGCTTCCAACAGACCCAATGCGCCCGGCAATTCAGGGTATTATTCTGGACAATATCGATGGCGAAGGCCTTGATGACTTCAAAGAGTACAACCGAAACCAACTGTTGATATCTGGTATTGCAAAACCACGCAATGAGAAAGAGCAGCAGATTGTTCAACAGGCGCAAATGGCAGCACAAAGCCAGCCAAATCCTGAAATGGTTCTCGCTCAGGCGCAAATGGTAGCAGCGCAGGCAGAAGCGCAAAAAGCAACTAACGAAACTGCTCAAACTCAAATCAAAGCATTTACTGCCCAGCAGGATGCGATGGAGAGTCAGGCAAACACTGTCTATAAACTGGCTCAAGCAAGAAACATCGATGACAAAGCGGTGATGGAGGCAATACGCCTTCTGAAAGATGTCGCCGAGTCACAACAACAGCAATTCCAGTCACCACCACAGTCACCGGCAGACTTAATGCCGAGTTAACCAGGAGTAATCAATGGAAAACGAACTGATCATCGACGGTCAGGTTATTGACCTGTCTGAAACACAGGAAAATGCAGAAGAAACCATCATCCAAACAGAGTCACAGCCTGAGAATGAAAGCCAGGATGACAACGGAAAAGAGATGGCAACTGATCCTGAAAAAACCGAAGAGACACCAGAAGATTACGCCTTGCGTATTGGTGATGAAGAAATTCAGCTTAACGCTGACGATGATGATCACATTGACGGGCAACCTGCACCGCAATGGGTGAAAGATCTTCGCAAAGGCTTCAAAGAAACACAGAAAGAAAACCGTGAGTTGCGCCGCCAGCTTGAGGAAGCATTATCCAAGCCTGCGGAACATCAGCAACAACAACCAGACGCTATTCCACCAAAACCGACTCTTGAGTCGTGTGATTATGACGAACAGGCGTTTGAACAGGCATTGACTGATTGGCATGAGAAAAAAGGCCGTGTCGAACAGCAGCAGCAACAAAAACTACGTCAGCAACAGGAATACCAACAGCGTTTCCAGCAAAGGGTAGAAGCGCATAAACAACGGGCAGCCAAACTTCCTGTGAAAGATTATCAGGAAATGGAGGCCATTGTTCTTAGTGAGCTACCACCAATTCAGCAGGAAATCATCATTCACTGTGCAGACGAAGGCTCTGAACTACTCGCCTATGGCTTAGGTAAGAGCCAGCAATTACGCCAGCGTGTAGCCGCTGAGACAGATCCAATTCGCGCAGCATTCCTCTTGGGGCAGATTAGCAAACAGGTAAGCCTCGCTCCAAAACCAAAGAAAGCCATCAAGCCAGAGCCGGAAGTACGTGGTGGCGGTGCTGATGCGAAACAAGACGAATTCAACAAATTATGCCCCGGCGCAAAAATCGAATAAGGAAAAGATAAATGCCTAACAATCTCGACAGTAACGTCAGTCAAATCGTTCTGAAAAAATTCCTTCCGGGTTTTATGTCAGATTTAGTTCTGGCGAAAACCGTAGACCGTCAGTTGCTGGCAGGTGAAATCAACTCCAGCACTGGCGATAGCGTTAGCTTTAAACGTCCGCATCAATTCTCATCCCTCCGTACTCCCACTGGTGATATTTCAGGGCAAAATAAAAACAACCTGATCTCAGGTAAAGCTACGGGGCGTGTAGGTAACTACATCACTGTTGCTGTTGAATATCAGCAACTGGAGGAAGCGATCAAGCTTAACCAACTGGAAGGAATTCTCGCGCCGGTTCGCCAGCGAATCGTTACCGACCTTGAAACAGAGCTTGCTCACTTCATGATGAATAACGGTGCGTTGTCACTTGGTAGCCCCAATACTCCAATCACCAAATGGTCTGATGTTGCGCAGACGGCATCTTTCCTGAAAGACCTCGGCGTTAATGAAGGTGAAAACTATGCTGTAATGGATCCATGGTCTGCACAGCGACTTGCTGATGCGCAGACTGGTTTGCACGCTTCAGATCAATTGGTTCGTACTGCATGGGAGAATGCGCAGATCCCAACCAATTTTGGCGGCATTCGCGCACTGATGTCTAATGGGCTTGCCTCTCGTACGCAGGGGGCATTTGGCGGAACACTGACAGTCAAAACACAGCCAACTGTTACCTATAACGCAGTTAAAGACTCATACCAGTTCACTGTAACATTGACCGGAGCGACAACCAGCGTTACAGGTTTCCTGAAAGCTGGTGATCAGGTTAAATTCACCAATACCTACTGGCTGCAACAGCAGACCAAACAGGCGTTGTATAACGGAGCCACACCAATTAGCTTCACTGCAACGGTTACTGCTGATGCTGATTCAGACGGCAGTGGCGATGTGACGGTTACGCTTTCTGGTGTTCCGATTTATGACACTACAAACCCGCAGTACAACTCTGTAAGTCGTCAGGTATCGGCAGGCGATGCCGTATCTGTAGTAGGCACTGCTAGCCAGACAATGAAGCCAAACCTGTTCTATAACAAGTTCTTCTGTGGACTTGGCTCTATCCCACTGCCGAAACTGCACAGTATTGATTCTGCTGTTGCAACATATGAAGGTTTCTCCATCCGCGTACATAAATACGCAGATGGCGATGCCAACGTGCAAAAAATGCGCTTCGACTTACTGCCTGCATATGTGTGCTTTAACCCTCACATGGGCGGTCAGTTCTTCGGTAATCCGTAATAACAAGGGGCTTACGCCCCTTTTATGTTTTAAGGAAACAATATGGATCGCATGAGTGTATTCCTTGCCGCAGATAACGAATCCGGGCATGTACAGGCCGTTATCGCAGAAAAAGACTTCCAGTTTTTCGAAAAGTTGGGCTTTGTTGCCTCAGTTGATGAATTGAAACCGACCAGTAAGCGAGGTCGTAAGGCGGCAGACAATGGCAACAGTACTGACAAAGGGTGAGATCGTCCTTTTTGCGCTTCGTAAGTTTGCTATTGCTTCTAACGCATCGCTGACTGATGTTGAGCCGCAATCAATTGAAGATGGTGTAAATGATCTGGAAGATATGATGTCCGAGTGGATGATTAACCCCGGCGACATTGGTTACGCTTTCGCAACTGGAGATGATCAGCCATTACCAGATGATGAGTCAGGTCTTCCAAGAAAATACAAACACGCAGTAGGCTATCAGTTATTGCTGAGAATGCTATCTGATTACAGTCTTGAGCCAACTCCACAAGTTCTCAGTAACGCCCAACGCTCATATGATGCCTTGATGACCGACACTCTGGTTGTTCCTTCAATGCGACGACGTGGAGATTTTCCTGTAGGACAGGGTAATAAATATGACGTGTTTACATCTGACCGATATTATCCAGGCGATCTCCCTCTGATTGATGGCGATATCCCAAACGCATAGGTGAATAAATGCCTATTCAGCAACTTCCGCTTATGAAAGGTGTCGGCAAAGACTTTCGAAACGCCGACTATATCGACTATCTGCCAGTGAATATGCTGGCTACGCCCAAAGAAATACTCAACAGCAGCGGATATCTTCGCTCATTCCCTGGCATTGCCAAACGCTCTGATGTGAACGGTGTATCTCGCGGCGTCGAGTACAACATGGCGCAGAATGCTGTTTATCGCGTATGTGGTGGCAAGTTGTATAAGGGCGAAAGTGAAGTCGGCGATGTCGCCGGAAGTGGTCGTGTATCAATGGCGCATGGTCGTACATCTCAGGCGGTAGGCGTTAATGGTCAACTGGTCGAGTATCGCTATGATGGCACGGTTAAAACCATCTCAAACTGGCCTACAGACAGTGGATTTACGCAGTATGAGTTAGGTTCGGTTCGAGACATTACGCGCTTGCGCGGGCGTTATGCGTGGTCAAAAGACGGCACTGATTCATGGTTTATCACTGACCTTGAAGACGAATCGCATCCTGACCGCTACAGTGCACAATATCGCGCAGAATCGCAGCCGGACGGCATCATCGGTATCGGCACATGGCGAGACTTCATCGTCTGCTTTGGTTCATCGACGATTGAGTATTTTTCCCTGACTGGTGCAACCACCGTTGGTGCCGCTTTGTATGTCGCACAGCCATCGCTGATGGTGCAGAAAGGTATTGCCGGAACCTACTGTAAAACTCCATTCTCTGATTCTTATGCGTTCATCAGCAATCCGGCAACAGGTGCTCCGTCTGTATACATCATCGGATCCGGTCAGGTTTCACCAATCGCCAGCGCGAGCATTGAGAAAATTCTCCGCTCCTACACTGCTGATGAACTGGCTGATGGCGTGATGGAATCGCTGCGATTTGATGCTCATGAGTTGCTGATTATCCACCTCCCGCGCCACGTCCTCGTGTATGACGCATCTTCAAGCGCTAATGGTCCGCAATGGTGTGTGCTGAAAACAGGCATGTATGACGATGTGTACCGCGCTATCGACTTCATTTACGAAGGCAATCAGATAACGTGCGGCGATAAGCTGGAGTCCGTGACCGGGAAATTGCAGTTCGATATCAGCAGTCAGTATGGTCTTCAACAGGAACACCTGCTGTTTACTCCGTTGTTCAAAGCGGATAACGCCAGATGCTTCGATCTGGAGGTGGAATCATCCACTGGCGTAGCTCAGTACGCCGACCGCCTGTTCCTATCGGCAACCACTGACGGCATCAATTACGGGCGTGAGCAGATGATTGAGCAGAATGAACCGTTCGTTTATGACAAACGTGTTTTGTGGAAGCGAGTCGGGCGCATCAGGAAAAATGTCGGCTTCAAATTGCGCGTTATCACGAAGTCACCTGTCACTCTGTCTGGCTGCCAGATAAGGATTGAGTAATGGCGGATTCGAATCTCAATGTGCCGGTAATCATTCAGGCTACACGACTCGACACATCAGTCCTTCCGCGTAATATCTTCTCGCAGTCATATCTGCTGTACGTTATTGCACAGGGTACTGATGTTGGTAATGTGGCTAACAAGGCCAACGAGGCCGGACAGGGCGCTTATGACGCACAAGTCAGGAACGATGAGCAGGATGTGATTCTCGCTGACCATGAGCAGCGAATTTCTGCTGCGGAAGCAACGCTTGTTAATCATGAGGAGCGAATCAGCCAGGCAGAATCAACTCTTCAGGAACATGAAGCGCGAATCGCTCAGAATGAAAGCGATATTGCGTCGCTTGATACCAGAGTTCAGTCGCTGGAATCGCAGGTTTCAGACCATGAAACGCGCATCGATGCTCTTGAGTATGCCACTACGCGCAAGAAGTCAGAGGTTGTTTACTCTGGCGTATCTGTAACCATCCCGACAGCGCCGACCAACCTTGTTAGCCTGCTGAAAACGCTCACGCCGTCATCCGGCACGTTGGCACCATTCTTCGATACCGTTAACAACAAGATGGTTGTGTTCAACGAGAACAAAACCTTGTTCTTCAAGCTGTCGATCGTCGGGACGTGGCCCAGCGGAACCGCCAACAGGTCAATGCAGCTAACCTTTTCCGGCTCTGTTCCTGACACACTGGTAAGCAGTCGCAACTCGGCGACAACGACCGATAACATCCTGTTAGCTACGTTCTTCAGCGTGGATAAAGACGGCTTTCTTGCCACAAATGGCAGCACGTTAACCATTCAGTCGAATGGTGCGTCGTTTACTGCCACAACCATCAAGATAATCGCGGAGCAGTAATGATTCAGTTCAAACCAACGCGAAATATCGACCTGATCGAAGCAGTCGGAAATCACCCTGACATTATTGCCGGAAGCAACAACGGTGATGGATACGACTACAAGCCTGAATGCCGTTACTTTGAGGTTAACGTGTACGGTCAGTTTGGCGGCATTGTTTACTATCAGGAGATTCAGCCGCTGACATTCGATTGCCACGCCATGTACCTGCCAGAGGTTCGTGGCTTCAGCAAGGAAATCGGGCTGGCGTTCTGGCGATACATTCTGACTAACACCACCGTTCAGTGCGTCACATCGTTCGCCGCACGCAAATTCCGACACGGGCAGATTTACTGCGCAATGATTGGCCTTAAGCGTGTCGGAACCATCAAGAAATACTTCAAAGGCGTGGATGACGTGACTTTTTACAGCGCCACACGCGAAGAACTAATCGACTTCCTGAATCACGGGAGATAGCCATGTTATATGCATTTAAGCTGGGCAGAAAGCTGCGCGGCGAGGAACCTTATTGCCCTGAAAAAGGCGGGAAAGGTGGCAGCTCTGATAAAAGCGCAAAGTATGCAGCAGAAGCTCAGAAGTATGCCGCAGACCTGCAAAATCAGCAGTGGCAGACGATCATGAAAAACCTTGCTCCGTTCACGCCGCTTGCGGAGCAGTATGTTAACCAGCTTCAGAATCTTTCCAGTTTAGAAGGTCAGGGGCAGGCACTTAATCAGTATTACAATTCTCAGCAGTATAAAGACCTTGCAGGTCAGGCTCGTTACCAGAGTCTTGCTGCTGCGGAGGCGACTGGCGGACTTGGTTCGACAGCTACAAGCAATCAACTGGCCACGATTGCCCCGACTCTCGGTCAGTCGTGGTTGTCGAACCAGATGAGCAACTACAACAATCTGGCAAACATTGGCCTTGGTGCGCTGCAAGGTCAGGCGAACGCCGGGCAGACATACGCCAACAACATGAGCAGCATTGCGCAGCAAAGCGCAGCACTTGCCGCTGCTAACGCCAATAAACCATCAGGCCTTCAGACAGCAATTAGTGGCGGAACGTCTGGTGCGATTGCCGGTGCAGGTCTTGCCAGCCTTTTGGGAACATCAACACCTTGGGGCGCTGGCATTGGTGCTGGTATCGGATTGCTTGGCTCGTTGTTTTAAGGGGTAATCATGGCTACTTGGCAAGGATCAAATGGCGGATTGTTAGCTGGTATCGGCGGCGTCAACTCAAACGCTCCGAGCGTAAATGACATCGGCAATACGCTTCAGCTTATCAGGCAGAACAATGATATTGAGCGTTCAGGCGCTAACAATGTTGGGCTGACTGCTTTGCAAGGTCTTTCAGGTATTGCAGGGGTGTTTCAGCAGGAAAAGCAGGCTCAGCGGCAGAAAGAATTTCAGCAGGCATACGCTAATGCTTATGCGTCTGGTGATCGCGGTGCTTTGCGTCAGTTGGCTACTCAATATCCAGACCAGATTGAATCCGTTCGTAAAGGCATGGGATTCATTGATGAAGATCAGCGTAATTCTATCGGCACCTTAGCGGCTGGCGCACGCCTTGCGTCATCGTCTCCAGAAGCAATGCAATCATGGCTGCAAAACAACGCCAAGGAACTGACTCGAGTCGGTGTTGACCCTAATAACGTTGCTCAGATGTATCAGCAGAATCCTTCAGGATTTGGTGAGTTTGTTGATCACCTTGGAATGTCAGCGCTTGGTCCTAATGATTATTTCAATGTTCAGGACAAGATGGCTGGTCGTGAGATTGACCGAGGCAGGCTGGCAGAGACAATCCGCAGCAATCAGGCTGGCGAGGCACTTCAGGCGAGAGGGCAAAACCTTTCCTATCAGTCAGCAATGACTGGACACGGACTTGCAGCAGAAAGGCTGGCACTTGATAAGCAGAAATTCGGTTTTGAAGTACAACAGGCACAAAAGAAGGCCGATGAACTTATTAATGCTGCGCCAAAACTATCTGTGAACATGGAAAAGGCTATAGAAAAATCAGCAGGTGATGCGGCAGCTAGTCGTAATGCTGCCGATTCAATGACAACGCTTGCTGACACGCTTGAGAAGGAGAAGCCAACTCCTGGTTTGTTCGGTAACGCTGAAAATATGTTCACTAAGCTTACGGGGCAAGATAACTACCTCCGAGATATGCGGATTAGATTCAACCAACTAGCCAATGCGCAGGCAACAAAGCTTCTCCCTCCCGGCCCTGCATCAGATAAGGATGTTGAGTTTGCAAGGAAAGGCATTCCAAGCGAAACGGATAATCCAATGGTCATGGCTCGATGGTTAAGGGGGATGGCAAAAATGGAAAGTAATAACGCGAAGTTCAACGAGTTTAGGTCAGAGTGGATGAGTGCAAATGGCAGCCCAGGACAATCTGATCGCAACCGAAACATCATGGGGATGGATGTTAAGAAGGGTGAATCATTGAACTCTGCGGCAAAACGTTTTCTTTCCTCAAGTTATGGCGATAGCCAACCTCAACAGCAATTGTCCGATGACGAATTAATTAGCAAATATCTCGGAGGGCAGTAATGGCCTATAGTCGTGAACAGTTGATGACGGCGTTAAGGAATGCTGATGCTGCCGGCGATACTGAGGGAGCACGTCGCATTGCTCAGATGCTGTCTTCTGGTGATCAATCCACTCAAAACCAATCGCAGCCAGAAGAACAATCTCTGGTGGGAAAAGCTACTGACTGGCTCACTGGTGGTCAAAGTGCAGGGCAAATTGCAGAACAGGCTGGTCGTGGTCTGGTAAACATACCATTTGACGTATTGCAGGGTGGCGCAAGTCTGATTAATGCAATCAGTCAGGGGCTTGGTGGTCCAAAAGTATTGGATGATGTCTATCGTCCAGTCGATCGACCGACAGACCCTTATGCGCAAACTGGAGAAACAATTGGCGGGTATTTAGTTCCAGGAGTTGGAACGGCAGGAAGCATGGCTATTGGATCACTGGCAGAGGCCGCAAATCAGAAAGGCGATTTCGCACAAAATGCAGCAAAAAATGCCGGAGTTAACCTTGCCGCTCAGGGGGTTCTTTCCGCAGCAGCAAAGGGAATAGGGCGTGGAATAACGGCTATAAAAGGTGATATTGCGCCAGAAGTAGCGAAGAAAATTGCCACATCAGAATCGATGGGCGTGACACCAATGACATCTGATGTTATCCCGCCGAAAAATGCTTTCACTCGCGGCCTTACTCAGGATGCCGAGGGGGCTTTGCTCGGGACAGGCTCAAAGCGAGCGGAGCAATATGCAACGCGTAGTAAGCTGGTAAGCAATTATTTTGACCGTTTTGGTGAGTACAACCCTGATGATGTGGTGAAATCTCTGACCACCACGTTAAGGGGGCGGAAGGATGCCGCTGGCGCTGTTATCAATGACGTCACCAATAAAATGGGTAATGCCGCAGTTGATACCACAAATACCATGAATGCTCTGAATACAGCGATCGCAAGACAGGAACGGCTTGGGACGTCTGCCAATCAAAGCCTGCTTACATCCTTGCGTAACCTACGTGAAGAATTAGCAAACCCTGCAACTGATTTGGATGTTACGTTTGATCTCTTGCGTCAGCACAGAACAGCATTTAGATCTAATGTTCAGGGAGATGCTATGGTCTTCCCCAACCAGGCAAAAGCAGCTACCAATATGGTAGAGAATGCAATGTCAAAAGACCTTCGTAACGCAGTTGCAAAAAACCTCGGTGCGTCAGACGCAGCAAAATACCTTAAAGCAAATTCCGATTATGCAAACGTTTATAATAAGGTGCTTAATAAAAACATTGCCAACAAGCTCAACAAGGCAAGCAGTGAAGCCAGTCCTGAACTTATAAATACCGTTGTATTAAGCAGAAAACCATCTGACGTGAAACGAATCTGGAGCGCACTGGATGATAAGGGGAAAGATGCTATGCGTGCAGCTTACGTCAGCAAAATAGCGGAAAAGGCCGGGGACTCTCCAGCCAAGTTCATCACTGAAGTTAATAAGCTGAAATCTCAGTCAGGCGGTGAAATTTACAACACTATTTTTTCTGGAAAGCACATGAAAGAGCTTGATGCTCTTCATGAAGTTCTACAGCAAACAGCAAGGTCAGACACCGCAAATGTAGTAACTCAGACGGGGCAATCGCAAGCCAACAGGATAAGGACGATTGGCGCAACTGCGACCCTTGGCGTATCAATGGGGCTTGAGGCTGGTTTTGGTGCAATGATGCGCTTGTATGAGTCTAAAGCAGCAAGAAACATGCTTCTCCGCCTTGCAAACGTCAAGCCTGGAACTCCGGCATATGAGCGAGCGTTAAATCAGGCTGCTAACGCCGTTCGCCCTCTCCTAACTAACGAAGCTACCAGGCAGTAGAAATGAACGCCAAGGAAGGCTATTTAATTCTCTTTTCAATGGCTGCAATTATTGCTTTTCCTGATGTTTCAGGAGATTTTGTAGCCATATAAGACGAAAAAATCATGTCGGTCATTCTTTCATAACTTACTATTTCCCACTTAGCCAATGCATGGGACAGTTTGTAGTTGTCATCAGTTAGTGCCCTTATGGAATTTTTTAAGTGTTTATTCTCTTCAGTTAATCGCGCAATTTTTGTATCAATTTCATGTGAGCGATCTAATTCCTTAACCTGTTTCTTGAGGGCAGCTAACCCTGCATATAGTACGCAACAGGATATCCCAAGAGCGAGTACTACTATTTCTAACACACCAACCTCCTTAGTTTTTCGCAGGATACCAGATGATACTTTATTGGTGGAGTGGTGTGTGAAAACGTGTCAACGACAAACCATCCACAACTTGGACGAATGATTTAGCAAAAAGTGCTATTTTTGGTGTTTGGTGTCATAGAAAAGTGAATAGCTCACTTTTCAACATTGCATGAAACTTGCAGGAAATGTGACATTACCTTATAGGTAACTTCGGCGAAAATGCAGTAAATGTGAAACGTAATGGTTTAAACATGTCGCTAAAGTGGTTGTAAGTTAGCCTCCGAAGGATTGCTGATAGCTTTGTTATAGTATTAAATGACATTTGACATAGTTGGATACTTAGCTGTGGCTATCAAGATGGAGGTGTGTTCATGCTTACTTGTTTTGATGTCGCCGACTACTTCCTGTCGCGGTGTGACGAGGATAGCGGTGACACAATCTCTAATTTAAAATTACAAAAGCTTGTTTACTATGCTCAGGGTTTTTCATTGGCGTTGCTTGGCGAGCCTCTTTTTCAGAATAAGATGGAAGCTTGGATGCATGGCCCTGTTGTCCCTGAGCTTTATCGCCGTTATAAACAATATGGTAATGGCGCTATCCCTTCTCCAGAGTCTTTTGATGCTGAAAAATTCAGCGAAGAACAGTTAGAGCTATTAGAAGAAGTCTGGGATGTTTTTGGGCAATTTTCTGCCTGGAAACTGAGGAACATGACACACGAAGAGTCACCATGGAGATCAAACTATATTGAGGGTGTTGGTGGTTCTGAAATTAGCTCTAAGGAGATGGCAGAGTACTTTGCAACTCGGATTAACTAACGAGATGGCAAGAAAATCTAAAAGGATTATCCCCCCTGCTGAATCTACAGGTAAGTTAAAGTTAGGGCCGCAGTCAGGGGGGAATTCAGATCAAAAGAAACCGAAATTTTCATTCTGTTACATCCAAAGCTCTCACTGCATAACGAAATGCCAAAAAGATGAGAAAGCTGGCTTAGCTGATAAATTATACAGATTAAGTCAACTAACATGGGCAGAGATTAAGCAGCAAGGTAGGCATAAGCTTGGATTTGAGAAGATTGCAAGGGGTGCAATTAAAGCAGGTATCCCCAGTCATATAACGGAAGACGTAGATCATTTCTTGGCTTTTAGATTTGATGATTTGAAAGCCATGGTTGGTTATCGTCTTGGATCGACATTTTTTGTTATATGGCTTGATAGAGAGTTCAACCTATACAAGCACTAATAAAACCCACCGTCAGGTGGGTTTTTTGTACAAATCCTTCAGCGTATCAAACACCATCTTCTTAACAAGATCTGACTGCTCATCAGCGAGTCGTTCTGCATCGTCACGATATCCAGTCACAGGCGATGGTTTTGATAGAGCATCTTGGACGATTTGTAACAACTCGGAGTTCATTGATCTCCCATTCGCCTCCGCCCTGAATTTTAATTTCTCCCTTACTTCCATAGGCATACGGAAGTTAAAGTGCGGATCATCTCTAGCCATGCCATCACTCCAAGTTAGTGTATTGGCATGATAGAAGCACTCTACTATATTCTCAATAGGTCCACGGTGGACCTATATTGTGAGGTGAATATGAAAGGAATGAGCAAGATGCCGCAGTTCAATTTGCGGTGGCCTAAAGAAGTATTGGATTTGGTACGCAAGGTGGCGGAAGAGAATGGTCGGTCTGTTAACTCTGAGATTTATCAGAGAGTAATGGAAAGCTTTAAGAAGGAAGGGCGCATTGGCGCGTAAAGTGGAAGCCCCAACTGCGGGAACAGTCAGGGCTTCGGTTGTCAGTAAATCCGTGGAGAAAAACCAACATGAATAGTATAGCAATTTTAGAAGCAGTGAACACCTCTTACGTACCATTCAACGGTCAGCAAATTATCACCGCCATGGCTGCCGGAGTTGCATACGTTGCGATGAAGCCAATCGTTGAAAACCTTGGAATGAGTTGGGGTACTCAGCAACAAAAACTTATGAAACAACTAGATAAGTTCAACTGTATTCATATGAATATGGTTGCCGCTGATGGGAAGCTTCGTAAGCTACTCTGCCTTCCTTTGAAGAAGTTAAATGGATGGCTGTTCAGCATCAACCCTGAGAAAGTTCGAGCTGACATCCGCGATAAACTGATTCAGTACCAGGAAGAATGCTTTACTGTACTGCATGACTACTGGACAAAGGGAAAGGCAGAAAATGCACGTAAGAAAACATCTGTTGATGACAGGACTCCGCTTCGTGATGCTGTAAATATGCTAGTCAGCAAAAAGCATCTAATGTACCCAGAAGCTTACGCAATGATTCATCAGCGTTTCAATGTGGAAAGTATTGAAGAGCTTGATGCATCTCAGATACCGCAAGCCGTAGAGTACATCCACAGGGTAGTGCTTGAAGGTGAGTTCATCGGCAAACAAGAGAAGAAAACCAACGAGCTTTCTGCAAAAGAAGCAAGCAGCCTTGTATGGCTATGGGATTATGCCAACCGCTCACAGGCATTATTCCGCGAACTGTATCCGGCGCTGAAACAAATTCAATCGAACTATTCCGGCAGATGTCATGACTGCGGTTATGAGTTCTCCCGTATTATCGATATAGCGAGAGACGTTTTAATCAATCACTCACGAGATGTTGATATCAATGAGCCAGACGGACCAACGAATCTTTCCGCATGGATGAGACTTAAGAATAAAGAATTACCTCCTTCAGTACATAACTACTGACAGATAACCAACGCAACGACCCAGCTTCGGCTGGGTTTTTTTATGCCCAAAATTCACCGTAGCCATGCTGCGGCGATTCCTTGTATCTGGAGCAAATTAAATGACAGATTCAATAAATGCCAATGTTGTAGTAAGTATGCCATCGCAACTCTTCACTATGGCTCGTTCTTTTAAAGCCGTAGCCAATGGTAAAATTTATATTGGTAAAATTGACACTGACCCGGTAAATCCAGAAAACCAGATTCAGGTTTATGTGGAGAACGAAGACGGTTCTCACGTTCCTGTTTCGCAACCAATCATCATTAACGCTGCTGGATATCCGGTATATAACGGACAGATTGCCAAGTTTGTAACTGTGCAAGGCCATTCTATGGCTGTTTATGATGCGTACGGTGTGCAGCAGTTCTATTTTCCGAATGTGCTGAAGTATGATCCAGATCAGTTCTCCATAGATTTCCCTCAGCAACTTTCTCAATTAGGGTTATATGTAAATGATGACAGCAAGGGAGATGCAATGATAGGTGTTAAGCAGCCTATCACTGGGTCAATTCATCGTACACAGCACGATGTAAACTATGAAAGAATTAGCGCTTTTGACCTTGGAGTGAAGGGGGATGGAGTTACTGATGATGTAACTGCAATTAGAGAAGCACTAATCACTGCAGCAACAGCAAGACGTTCCATCCATTTCCCTGATGGCGTCTATTTATGCAGTGACTTTTTTTCAATACCAAGCCACTCAAGGATCTATTGTGACCCCGGTGCAGTTTTTAAACTTACAGGTAGTACTAGCCTTGGTGGATTCGCTGTAACAGGCCTCAATAATCAGGTGCAGACAGAGCTATGTGAAGATGTTGTTACGTATAACATGACGCTTGATTGCAATAAAATATCAGGTGAAAACGGAATGAATGGCGTGACATGTAGGAACATACGTCACTACAACCTTACAGTCATTAATACTCTTCACAACGCAGAATCAAGAGGAGGAAGGGCCTTTCAATGCGAAGGGGGGATTTCATCTGATGTCCATGTTTTTAACTTTGTAATTAAAAATTGCTCTATAGGTGTAAATTATCAAGGGCTACCAGATGCATCTCAAAAGGTTGCAGCATTCAGCTTTCACGGTGTAGCAATGGAGAACGTAGATGTTCCGTTCTGTATTTATTCACAAATATCTAACCCTGAGTCAAACACACCAGAAATTATGAGTGTAGCTGCGTTTGATGTAAGTTGCCATAACTGCGGAAAAATCACTGGTGGATATGGTGATCAACTTGGTGCTGGAATAATATGTGGCGATAGAGGTTATGGGCTATTTATAGATGGTATTCGAGTGGTTAACGAATCATCGTATGGAGGGATTGGAGCTTTTATAAGGGGGCAAATGTTTGGCGTATCAATAAACAACGCTGACATTTATTGCATTTACGCTGTTTCAGTAATAGATCATAACAAGATAGGGTTTGATGACGCCGCTGTTAATACAGTTCCTTCAAGCGTTAGAGTTAGAAATTTAAATGTATCAAGTAATTTGGATTTTATAGTTCGAGCCCCTGACTCTTCGGCTATTGGTAACTCAACAGTTGACGTGTCTGTAAACATAACAAGAGCATCACTAAATCAATTATTTGATTCTGGCGCAGGAGGAAGCGCTTCCGCAGTTATTAATATATCTGACTCTTTGACTGGTAAGTCATCAGGATTTAGAACGTTAAAAAATATTTTTGATGCTGGTAATTCTATTGGTTTACTATCTAGATATGATGCTGGCGGAAGCTGGGTCCCAATAGACGGTAGTGGTGCAGGAATTGCAATATTATTAACAGGACAGCAAAAATATACAAAAGCAGGTGAGGTTGTTCACTTTTATATGAACATCATATACCCAGTGAACGATAACACAAACGACGCTGTTATCTCTGGATTGCCTTTTAACTCTGTACCGTTTGTTTCTCAATTTGCAGGAGCGGCATCAATAGCGATTAAGTCATCATCAATGTTATCAACTGTAGGGATTCTTCCTGGTGGTGATAAGCTGAAATTCTATGGTACAACTGGTGCCCCACTAACTAACAGAGACATGTCAGGCGTTAGTGTTGCTGTTTTCGGATCATATATTTCAGAATAGAAGAAAAATATATTTAAATTGGTGCAAAAACTTGGACGCACAAAGCTTTGTACTGGATTACAAAGCTTTGTGTCATTCGATAGTTAAGGTGGTCACTCCACCTTTTCATCAATCCAGTCAGCCCACCATTGCATCATTTCTCTGCACTTAATGTAGCGGATGCCTCACTATCACATAGTGATGGTTCATTACTGCTTTGTAGAATGGATAGAGAACTGAGGATAAAAAGATATCCCAAAACCCCAAAATCTCATCTTTAGGATTGCAGAAAGGGAGGCGTGAACAGATACCTGCGCATGAAGACGGAACCAGTCCAGATGTGATATTTGTGGTGATCACATACATCATCAACGATGCTCGTTATGGTGAGTTTGATGACTACCCGCTGAAGTGAAAATAGTGTTGTGTACCAAATTGCGTACCAAACTAAAATCACAAATCATGAAACCCTTGTTCATGGCGGTTCTCAGGGGTATTGCGCGTAATCGTGAAACAAAAAGGTAGATTGTTGCTTACCGTCATTCATCATTAGGTTAAATCCGTTATTTCTGCTGTCTGCCAGAGTATCAAATATCACCGTGCTAATCAGCTTTAGCGCAACAATTTGACAGCGAGTGGCAACAGATCATGTCAGATAAAAATGAGAGAGTAGTCACATTTTCTTGCACTTTATTCCAGCCAGTTCATAAGTATTTCCGTAAAAAGAACAGCTATTTGAAACTCCTGAGGGTTTGCTGTTGAAACGCCGTCTTATTATTGCTGCTTCTTTGTTCGTTTTTAACTTATCGTCTGGTTTTGCGGCGGAAAACATTCCTTTTTCACCTCAGCCTCCACAGATTCATGCCGGGTCCTGGGTACTGATGGATTACACCACCGGTCAGATCCTCACCGCGGGTAATGAGCATCAACAGCGCAATCCCGCCAGCCTGACAAAGCTGATGACGGGTTATGTCGTGGATCGCGCTATCGATAGTCATCGCATTACGCCAGACGATATTGTCACCGTGGGGCGCGATGCGTGGGCGAAAGATAATCCGGTGTTTGTCGGTTCTTCACTGATGTTTTTGAAAGAGGGCGATCGCGTATCGGTACGTGATTTAAGCCGTGGTTTAATTGTGGATTCCGGAAATGACGCTTGTGTTGCTCTGGCTGACTATATTGCCGGTGGGCAACGGCAGTTTGTTGAAATGATGAACAACTATGCCGAGAAGCTGCATCTCAAGGATACGCATTTTGAAACAGTGCATGGTCTGGATGCACCTGGCCAGCATAGCTCGGCTTATGATTTAGCTGTGCTTTCTCGCGCTATCATCCACGGCGAGCCCGAGTTTTATCATATGTACAGTGAGAAAAGTCTCACCTGGAACGGTATCACCCAGCAAAACCGTAACGGGTTGTTGTGGGATAAAACCATGAATGTTGACGGCCTGAAAACGGGTCATACTTCTGGTGCCGGGTTTAATCTCATTGCTTCGGCTGTAGATGGGCAGCGTCGTCTCATTGCAGTGGTAATGGGGGCTGACAGTGCAAAAGGTCGTGAGGAAGAGGCAAGAAAATTACTGCGTTGGGGGCAACAAAACTTTACTACGGTGCAAATTTTGCACCGTGGGAAAAAGGTCGGAACGGAACGCATCTGGTATGGCGATAAAGAAAATATCGACCTGGGAACGGAACAAGAGTTCTGGATGGTGCTACCGAAAGCCGAAATTCCACATATCAAAGCCAAATATACCCTTGATGGTAAAGAGCTCACCGCGCCAATTAACGCCCATCAGCGGGTAGGGGAAATTGAACTTTACGACCGTGATAAACAGGTGGCGCACTGGCCGCTGGTTACCCTGGAATCTGTCGGGGAAGGCGGCATGTTTTCCCGCCTGAGTGATTATTTCCACCATAAGGCCTGACCTTTCTTTTGCAGCAGACTGGCAGGAGTGCGAGTCTGCTCGCATAATCAACACTCATTCCTTGTGGTTTTAATTTTGCAACTATACTGTATATAAAAACAGTGTTAATGGAGGCGTCATGAACTACGAGATTAAGCAGGAAGAGAAACGTACCGTTGCAGGTTTCCATCTCGTTGGTCCGTGGGAACAGACGGTAAAGAAAGGCTTTGAGCAGTTGATGATGTGGGTAGATAACAAAAATATTGTGCCGAAGGAGTGGGTTGCTGTCTATTACGACAATCCAGATGAAACACCCGCCGAAAAATTACGCTGCGACACCGTTGTGACGGTACCGAATAACTTTACGCTCCCCGAAAACAGTGAGGGCGTTATTCTGACAGAAATTTCAGGTGGTCAGTATGCGGTTGCGGTGGCTCGTGTAGTCGGTGATGATTTTGCTAAACCCTGGTATCAGTTCTTTAATAGCCTCTTGCAGGACAGTGCTTATGAAATGTTACCAAAGCCCTGCTTCGAGGTTTATTTGAACAATGGCGCGGAAGATGGGTACTGGGATATCGAAATGTATGTTGCGGTGCAGCCAAAACATCACTAATTCATCTCAGGGCGGTGTGTTAACGCGATGACCACTCTTTTTTTTGAAAGCGAAAAGAGTAAGATGCGCCTTTCAATTTTTTCGCTCCTGCCGGGAAATTACACTGTTCCCGGTATGTCCGTCGGATAACTCAGAGGCGCGCCTTCTGGCCGACAGATGTGTTATGAGCGCTTTTAATCTTCATTACGGAGTTTCTGCGTGCGTGCCGATAAGTCATTAAGCCCGTTTGAAATCCGGGTATACCGCCATTACCGCATTGTGCATGGTACTCGGGTCGCGCTGGCATTCCTGCTCACTTTTCTCATTATCCGCCTGTTTACTATCCCGGAAAGCACCTGGCCGCTGGTCACCATGGTGGTGATTATGGGGCCAATCTCGTTCTGGGGTAACGTTGTCCCTCGCGCCTTTGAGCGTATTGGCGGTACGGTGTTGGGTTCGATTTTAGGTCTTATCGCTCTGCAACTGGAGTTAATCTCGTTACCGCTGATGTTAGTCTGGTGCGCGGCGGCCATGTTCCTTTGCGGTTGGCTGGCGCTGGGCAAGAAACCGTATCAAGGTTTATTGATTGGGGTGACGCTGGCAATTGTTGTTGGTTCCCCGACAGGTGAAATTGATACGGCGTTATGGCGAAGCGGCGATGTGATCCTCGGCTCTTTACTGGCAATGTTGTTTACCGGTATCTGGCCACAACGGGCGTTCATCCACTGGCGCATTCAACTGGCGAAAAGTCTGACCGAGTATAATCGGGTCTATCAATCTGCATTCTCACCGAACTTACTCGAACGCCCACGTCTGGAAAGCCATCTACAAAAACTCCTGACCGATGCCGTGAAAATGCGTGGGCTGATTGCGCCCGCCAGCAAAGAAACCCGTATTCCAAAATCGATATATGAAGGTATCCAGACCATTAACCGCAATCTGGTTTGTATGCTGGAGTTGCAAATCAATGCGTACTGGGCCACGCGCCCCAGCCATTTCGTGTTATTGAACGCGCAAAAACTTCGTGATACCCAGCACATGATGCAGCAAATACTGCTGAGCCTTGTTCATGCGCTGTACGAAGGTAATCCGCAGCCGGTTTTTGCCAATACGGAAAAATTGAACGATGCTGTGGAAGAGCTGCGTCAGTTGCTCAATAACCACCATGACCTGAAGGTAGTGGAAACACCAATCTATGGTTATGTGTGGCTGAACATGGAAACGGCGCATCAGCTTGAGTTGCTATCGAATCTGATTTGCCGGGCCTTGCGCAAATAATTCCTGAACTTCAGAATCATCTTGCTGCTGCTTCGATTCAGCAAGGATAAAGGGTATGATAGTGAAAAGGGATAAAAGCATTGTCATCTGCGGCAGCTATGAGTAATGTTGGCCCTAACGAATAGCGGTTGCTTAAACGAATCCGACTCTCACATTATCAGGGGTATAAAAATGGAAACTACCAAGCCTTCATTCCAGGACGTACTGGAATTTGTTCGTCTGTTCCGTCGTAAGAACAAACTGCAACGTGAAATTCAGGACGTTGAGAAAAAGATCCGTGACAACCAGAAGCGCGTCCTGTTGCTGGACAACCTGAGCGATTACATCAAGCCAGGGATGAGCGTTGAAGCAATCCAGGGCATCATCGCCAGCATGAAAGGTGACTATGAAGATCGCGTTGACGATTACATCATCAAAAATGCCGAGCTCTCCAAAGAACGCCGCGATATCTCCAAAAAGCTGAAAGCTATGGGCGAAATGAAAAACGGCGAAGCGAAGTAATTCCTGTTTTATTCAATGAGGGTTGCCCGGCAACCCTCATTGCTCATTGATTCTTATCTGTGTATCACCGTCATCATTCTCATCTGAGAACCTATCGAAATTAGCGGCAGCCTTCTTCTGTATGCAGCAAGGCAAAAAGTTCTGTAACTCCATTGTTATTAACCGCACTGGTTACTAACACGTTGTGCGCTCCAGCTTCCCGTAACCAACATTTCACCAAAGATATTTGTTCCATGCTGGCTAAATCTGCTTTGGTTACTACTCCAATGACCGGGTGATTCATGGCCCGGTAGGGCGTTTTTACCTATAATTCCTGCTTCAGCGCTGAGATTCCTGCTTGTTGCCGGAAAAGCAGGCACCTGCCGTCTGAACGGTATCGATCCGGAAGCGTATCTGCGCCATATTCTGAGCATACTGCCGGAATGGCCCTCTAAACGTAACCACAACTGCTGAGGGTATCGGCTTTGCAGGTCAGCCCTTTTGCATA